ATTCTAAGGGGGTTGCCTTTTATATCACAATAGACAAAGCCCTCGAAAGGGTAAAAATAGGAAAATCAAAAAAGTTAATTGAGGAGATCCGAAAGGAGAAAAACAAAGAAAAACGAAACAAGTTAAAAGAAAAATGTATCTGTATATTATTCAATGGAGAATTTAGCGCCAGAAATGATAACAGTTTAGTTAATCACTCTGGTTTTTGTATCTTAGATTTTGATAATTTCGAAAGTGAAAAGGAACTAAAAGCCCAAAAAGAAAAATTAAAAAAAGATAAATTTACTTATTCGGTTTTTGTTTCACCGTCTGGAAATGGTTTAAAAGTTTTGGTTAAAATTCCGAAATGTACAAAAGAGGAGCATCCACTATATTTTAATGAATTAGAAAAACATTATAATTCAAAGTATTTTGACGCCGCAAATAAAAACGTTTCTCGGATTTGTTACGAGTCTTTTGATGAGGATATTTATATAAATAAAGACTCTTTATTATGGGATAAAATAGAAGTAAAAGAGGGGTTTAAATATACCGAGAGGGTGCCAACTATTCCAGTAGATGAGGAGGGTAAAATAATTTCTTTGTTGCTTAAATGGTGGGAGGATAATTACGGATATAGTAAAGGGGAGCGAAACAACAACCTTTTTAAATTAGCATGCGCATTTAATGCCTATGGTATTAATCAAAACACTAGCGTTGATTTTATGTTAACTAATTTCGATTTAACAGAGAGCGAAATAAACCAACTTAATAGGTCGGCGTATTCAAAAGTTAACGAATTTGGTACTAAATATTTTGAGGATTCTAAAGCGATTACAGAGGTAAAAAGAAAGCTATCTAATGGAGTATCTAAAATAGAGGTAAAAGAGGGGTTAATTAAAAGAGTTCAGCCAGAAACGGCGGAGAAAATAATAAGCGAGATTAAAGAAACTATTGATAATTTTTGGAGTGTTACAGTTAATAAGGCTGGAGAAACAAAGGTATCTATTAACAACGCGGATTTTAAAATATTTCTACAGTCTAAAGGGTTTTTTAAATATTACGCTGAGAAATCGGAAACGCCTATTTTTGTACGGGTTAAATCTAATGTAGTATCTAACTCCTCAGTTGAGAAAATTAAAGATTTTGTTTTGGATTACGTTGAGGGGCTGAAACTGTGGGACGTTTGGAATTATTTGACGTCATCAGTTAAATTTTTTCGTGATTCTTATTTAAATATGCTAGATAGCATTGATTTGAAAATGTTACAGGATACAAAAGATAAAAGTTTTATTTACTACTCTAACGGAGTTATTGAGGTAACAAAAACGGAAATAACCTTAATCGATTACGTAGATATTGAGGGTTATATTTGGGAGAACCAAATAATAAATAGGGAGTTTAAAAAGACTGAAAAAATTGATAACGATTTTAAAGATTTAGTTTCTAAAGTGTCAGACAATGACAAAGCCCGCCGCGAATCTCTGGAGCATACTATAGGTTATTTAATGCACTCTTTTAAAGATAAAACAGATCAAAAAGCTATTATTCTAAATGATCAGGAAATAAACGACGATCCAAACGGGGGGAGTGGTAAAAGTTTAATGTTAACCGCAATCGGATATTTTAAAAAGATAGTTAAAATTGACGGCAAAAGTTTTGACCCGTCGCGGTCTGATTTCGTTTATCAGCGTGTTGATATTGATACGCAAACGCTGGCTTTTGACGATGTAAAAAAGAATTTTAATTTTGAGAATTTATTTAGCCTTATTACTGAGGGGATAACTGTAAACAGAAAAAACAAAGATGAAATATTTATCCCCTTTGAGCGTTCCCCTAAAGTTATAATTACTACAAATTATGTAATAGACGGGGCGGGAAATTCTCACGATAGGAGGAGGCACGAAATAGAATTTAATCAATATTTTAACGGGAAACATACGCCGCTGGATGAGTATGGTAAATTATTATTTGATGAGTGGAACGCTCAGGAGTGGGATAATTTCGATAATTACATGATTGATAACCTCCAAAGATTTTTAATTAATGGGTTGACTAATACCGTAAGTATTAACGCGGATGTTAAACGTTTTATTCAATCAACTACAAAAGATTTTTATGACTGGATCGAGGACGGGAATTTAAAACCAAATGTTAAATATTACAATACAGAGAAAAAAGACGAATTTATAAAAGAATATAAAGAATTTGACAAATTGAGCGGTAGGGCTTTTATGCTCTGGGTAAAAAAATGGTGTGACTTGAAAGGGTACGAATTAGAGAAAAAACGGGATTCTCGCAGATATTTTATAATGAATGATTTAAACACTAAATTCGAGGAAACAGATGAGGCAATTTTTTAAACTTAGGGATTACCAACAGAGCGCCGTTAATAACGGTTTAGAGATACTGAAACAAAGAGGGATTTTAATAATAAATTTCGAAGTGAGAACGGGAAAAACTCATATAGCTTTAAACATTGCAAACAATTATAAAAACGTTTTATTTGTAACAAAGAAAAAAGCTATTTCAAGTATAGAGGCGGACTATGAAACCGCTGGACATACTTATAATATAACTGTTATAAATTACGAATCTTTGCATAAAGTTAAGGGAGAATTTGATTTAGTAATAGCCGACGAATCGCATGGGCTGGGGGCGTTTCCTAAGCCCTCAAAACGAGTAAAGGAGTTAACTAAACACGTTGCAAAGGATTTAATTTTAATGACGGGGACACTATTGCCAGAGTCTAACAGTCAAATTTTTTACCAACTTTACGCCTCTAACCGTTCGCCGTTTTCTGAGTATGTTAATTTTTATAAATGGTTTAATGTTTTCGGCACGCCTAAAATAAAATATACATCCTATGGCACTTGCAAAGATTATTCTACAGTTGATTATAATAAAATTAAAAACTTTATTGAGCCAATAATGATAACATACACCCAAAAAGAGGCGGGTTTTAATTCTAATATAGAGGAGCGTTTTTGTAATGTACCAATTAAACAAAGTACTATTGATTTAGCCGAAAGGCTTAAAAAAGATTTAGTTATTAAGGGTAAAGAGGAGATTATCCTAGCAGATACCGCAGTAAAATTAATGAGTAAATTGCACCAACTTTATAGCGGGACGGTTAAATTCGAAAGCGGGAACTCTACAACATTAGATTATTCAAAAGTTCATTATATTGAGGAGCATTTTCAAGGTAAAAAATTAGCTATATTTTATAAATTTAAAGAGGAGTTAACAGCGTTAAAAATGTTTTTAGATATTACGCAAGAGATAGACGAATTTAACAATAGTAGTAAACATATAGCTTTGCAGATCCAGAGCGGGCGAGAGGGCACAAATTTAAGCGCGGCGGATTTTATAATAATGTATAATATTGATTTTTCCGCCGTTAGTTACTGGCAAGGTCGCGACAGAATGACAACAAAAGACAGGGTTAAAAATGTTGTTTATTGGCTTTTTTCTATCGGAGGGATTGAGGAGAAAATTTACAAATCAGTAATGAATAAAAAAAATTACACTTTACAAACATTTAAAAAAAATTATGGCATCAAAACACCAAACAAAAACGATTAAAAAAATGGAGGGGGCGGGTTACTATGTTATTAACCTCATCAAAACCAATAAAAACGGGATACCAGATCTTTTATGCTTAAAGGCTGGAGAAAAACCCCTTTTTATAGAATGTAAAGAGAAAAACGACACTATTAAACCACTCCAGAAATTCCGAATTAATGAATTAAACGAGTTAGGATTTAACGCCGTAGTTGATAAAGTAGGGCAAGAATTACAAAATAATTTCGATACTAACCAAAAAACTATCTTTGATGATGGGGCGTAAACCCCTATAAAATAAGGAAAGTTGAAAAAAGTTTACTAAAAAACGAAAATAAATGTAAAAAAGTTTGGAAGTAATAAACTAATTACCGTATATTTGTATCAGACAAAAACAAAGAGATATGAAATCAGGAATCAAAATAAACGGAAAAGAATTAACTGCAACTGAAGTAGTTGAAAATTCTAAAAAATTAATTGAATCTTTAAGAAATTCAAATGATTCTGATAAAGGTTTGCTTATTACTATTGAAGAAGAAAGAATTGAAAGATTCAAAGAAGATGCAAAAAGAGAACAAGAAGATGCAAAAAGAAAAGCACTACTTGAAAAATTAGCTAAATACACAAATCAATAAAAAACAACAATTATGAACCAACAACAAGTAATAAAGGTTTACAATACTGTTACAATGGACTTGCATTTGCAGAATGGTATTTTCGCAACAGATAAAAAAGAATTAACATTTAAAGAATGGGAAATTTTAATTTCAAGTGCAAAAGGAAATCGTGAAATTGCAGAAGTTTGTGTTGATGGTTATTTTGATGGTAATGGTTCAAAATATTTAAAGGAGTTACTAAACAAAAAACAAAAATTATGAAAGAAGCAATTAAAAACAAAATGAGTGAATTGAATTATAATCTTCTTCAGCTTCACGAAAAAAGCGGGGTTAGGTACGCAACCCTAAGCGAGTTTATTAATGGTAATAAACAAATACATATTAATAACCTTGAAAAGATTTGTAAAGCGTTAAAACTAGAATTAAAAGACTATGATAGTTAAATATCAACATTGTTTATTTATGCATAAAAGATTATCAGGGTGTTATGTTATACACTACGATAACTGTGAAGATGTTTATTTTAATGACATCTCTTTACAAGCGGCAAAGGCTGACATTGAACAAAAAACAGAGGCTAAATTTATAACCTTAGAAAACGATTTAATAAAAAGAAAATTAACCGAAAGAATGGAGGGTGTAAAATCCGCAGAGAAATATTTAATACTTGAAAAATGAAAGAAAAATTAAAAGCAACTTTAGAGCTAATCAAACAACTAACTCCATTAACATTTTTAGGAGGGGCAATAATCGCAATTTTTACGCCTATAGTAATATTATTTTGTAAATATGTTTCTATAATTTGGGGGGTGTTTTTTTAAACAAATAAGCCTCTAAAAAAGAAGAGTATAAAAATAAATAAATTAAACCTTAGTTATGAAGAAAATAAAAGCAAGAGGACAACGCTACCATTCAATGGACTGTTATTTACAGCAAGTTAAATGTGAGTGTGGGGAAATATTTGAGGATTGGCTTGTAGAAGATGCAGAAGCTAAATTTGAAAAACATGAGTGTAGAACTGAGTCAAAGGACTCAAAGAAACCTTCGTAATGCCTAAAGAAGCAATAAAGAAAGCAAACGAAATACTGAATAAATAATTTACTACCTTTGTTACTATGAATAATTTAACAGATAAACAAAAAAGATTTTGCGAGGAATACGTTATCGATTGGAACGCAACACGCGCCGCAATCGTTGCGGGATACTCTGAACACTCAGCAAAAGAAATAGGTTGTGAGAACTTAACAAAACCTTACATAGCTGAATATATAGAGCATATACAAAAAGATCTTAAAAAACTTGCGGGTATTTCTGTTTTGTCTAACTTAGAGGAATTAAAAAACATACTTCTAAAAGAAGGTGACGAATACAAAGAAAGAGCGGGCGACAGAATCAAAGCGCTGGAGGTAATCAATAAAATGTTAGGGCTAAACGCTCCC